GCCGCACTCTCCGCGATTCAAATGTTGATTCTCGTGGAATTTGCCAACAACAATGTGCAGTCTGTCATTGGGCGCGGCTACTGCGACAGTAACAGCTCTGCTCTCAGCACAGGTACTTGTAACAATGTCAGTGGTCTCACGGGCAGACCTGCCGGAACAGACGGCAAGGTTGATGTGGTTTGGCGCGGTATCGAGGGTCTGTGGGGTAATGTGTGGGAATGGGTCGATGGTGTCAACTGGAACAACGGTACTTACTATGTGTGTAATGACCCGTCCAAGTACGCAGACGATACCACTACGAACTACACCGCCCTCTCCTTTAAGGGAGCAACCAACTGGTCTTCCAGTTATATCACGCAGGAGGGTCTTGACACTGGCAGTAATCCTCATGTCATGCTCCCGTCTGCCGCAGGTAGCGGAAGTGAAACGACCTATGATTGTGACGCTTGTTGGTCTTCTACAGGTTGGCGCGTCTTCCGTCGCGGCGGTGCTTGGGGCAATGGCTCGAAATGTGGTCTCTTTACGGCTTATTTGGACGATGGCTCGTCCTACTCGAGCTCGAGCGTTGGGTCGCGCCTGCTTTATATCCCCTCCTAAGGGGGTGCGGGGGATTTTCTCCCCCGCATAAGTGGGTCGATACAAAACAGATAGAACTTTATAAGGCGAACAGTAAAAGCGCGTCTTCCAACACGGCGGTAATTGGAACAATGGCTCGAAATGTGGTCTCTTTACGGCTAATTTGAACAATGACTCGTCCAACTCGAACTCGAACATTGGGTCGCGCCTACTTTTGTTATACAGCACAAACCTATACAAGATACTGTCTCGCCGTACCCATTGGTAAAAAATAGTTTGGAGGGATAGGGTTAGTAAGTCTCTTGAAACCCCTATAAGAAACAAAAGCAATGAAAAGAATTGGCTTTCTACACGAACAGATAGTTTCAGAAGAAAATTGCAGACTGGCTATCATCAATGCCGCAAAGCATAAGAAAAAGCGCAGAAATGTTCAAAAAGTCATGGATAATTTGGACTTCTACGCGAAAGACCTGTCTGAGCGGTTGGTTCGTTTGGATTTCACCTCACCGTATCGGACTCGTATCATAAAGGACGGTCTGTCGGGGAAAGAGAGGGAGTTACAGATTCCCGCGTTCTATCCCGACCAATGCGCTCACCATGCTATTGTGCAGGTGCTACAGCCGCTCATTATGAAATCCTCCTATTATTGGAGCTGTGCCAATATCCCAAACAGGGGGATTGACCGTGCCGCAAAAGGAGTGGAACGAGCTACCATGCGAGACATCAAACACGCAAAATACTGTGTGAAGATGGACATTCACAAGTTCTATCCGTCAATCCCGCACGACAAGCTCAAGGAACATTTACAGCGGAAAATCAAGGACAAAAAGGCACTTGGTATTATCCATTTGGTAATCGACTCGTACCATAGCTCTCCCGGACACGGTATACCCATCGGGAATTATACCTCGCCGTGGCTTGCGGAGTTTTATCTACAGTCGTTGGATTATTTCATCAAGCAAACTCTCGGTATACGCTATTATGTCCGCTACGCCGATGATTTAGTCTTGATTGACAATAATAAGCGGAAGCTCCGAAAAGCCATGTACGCGGTCATGGAGTTTGTCGGAAAACTCGGCTTGGAGATAAAGCACGATTACCAGTTATTTCGTATTCAACGAAACTGCAAGAGCAGACAGCACCGTAGAGGACGAAAGATTGACTTTGTAGGTCGCTGTTTCGGTATCAGAACCACGACCATACGAAAAAGACGCGCTCTCGCTCTTATGCGACAAAGCCGCCACATTCGGAAAATCCAAAAACGAAACGGAGTCGTATCGTTCCGTATGGCGGCAGGTTTCCTGTCACGGTGTTCCTGTTTCAAGCATACTGACTCGCTCGGTATGAAAAAGAAATATTACGATACAGTCAAAATCAGAAAATTAAAGGAGGTAGTCAGAAATGAGAGTAAAAGGAAATGTCTCTCCCGTAACCCTGTCGATGGAGTCTTACCTGCCGTTGGAGGGGTATGTAGAGGTCAGACTGCGTGAAAACATCAAAGAAGTCACTGACATTGACCCGCAGACGGAAACCTCTGTCACCATGTTCGAGTACGATGAGTACACTTTCCTCTTGAAAAACCGTGAGGGCTTGCAAGAGGACATCGAGAACAATCTCAGCGATTGGCTTATCACTGGCAGAACGCTTGAGGTCAACGAAAGCGCAAGTATCGTGCAGGACATGAAAGCCGCACTGGAAATTTTGGAGGTGAACAGATAATGGCACAGCTTTATATCGACAACGCGAAAAAGCTAAAGGTTCGGATTGACAATAATCAGAAAATTGTCGATACCGTAGAAGCGGCAGGTGGTATTGAAACCACTCTCACACAGTCTGACAAAATCGGCTTTGACTGGCTGAACTTCTATGTGAACAAGGTTTTGGTTCGACGGGAATACAAAGAGCAGGAAAATCCTGTTGGCACTGCCGATAACCCCTTTGTATGGGAAAAAAGCATGGCTCTTATCGCAAACGGGTTCTATGTCCATGATGGTGTCCGTAAGGTTTGGGTCGGTGAGACAGGCGTTACCGCCGCGTGGGACGATAGTAATTGGGAGGTCATGTAAATGTAAATCCTCACATTAAACGAAAGGAATTTAGCTAAATGGTTTCTGAAAGCACACTGATTATCAGCATTGTAGGGGCGGTCTTTGCAAGCACAGGCTTTTGGGCGTTCCTCACAAGTCTTATCCAAAGCAAAAAGTCTAAAGACAGCGCGGAGGGGCAAATGCTGAAAGGTCTTGGGCACGACCGCATTTGCTATCTCGGTGAGTGTTATATTCAGCGCGGGTATATCACCAAAGACGAATATGAGAACCTGCATGATTATTTATACTTACCGTATAAAAAATTGGGTGGAAACGGTACTGCCGAAAAGATTATGAAAGAGGTTGACCGTCTCTCACTCAAAGACAAGGAGGATTGACCTATGGAAGAAAAGTCGTATTTCCAAACTCACGGCGAAGAAATCACGCCGGAAATGTTGGACGAACTGAGTAACGGGAAAGGAGAAGACGAAGATGAGTAACAGCCCTCTCGTAAACTACACGCGGATTTCCCCCAATAAGACAAGTCCGCGCAGAAACAAAATCGACACTATCACCATTCACTGTGTCGTGGGGCAGTGTTCCGTGGAAACGCTCGGCAATATTTTTGCACCGACCTCCCGACAGGCAAGCTCCAACTACGGTGTTGGTGCAGACGGTAAAATCGGTATGTATGTCGAGGAAAAAGACCGCTCTTGGTGTACCTCAAGCGCGGCAAACGACAACCGCGCTATCACCATCGAGGTCGCAAGCGATACCAAACACCCTTATGCGGTGAATGACAAGGCGTATGCCGCAATGCTCGACCTTGTAACCGATATTTGCCGCCGTAACGGTATCAAAAAGCTCGTATGGAGTACGGACAAGAACAAGCGCATGAATCACCTTGGCGGTTGCAATATGACCGTTCACCGCGATTATGCGAACAAATCCTGTCCCGGCGATTATCTGTATAACCGTCATGGTGAAATAGCGGCAGAGGTCAACAGGCGGCTCGGTGCGGCAGTTGATACTCCGACTGAGGACAAGCCTACTACCAGCTCTGTTAAGGCGGGAGATACCGTTAAAATCTCCTCCACGGCTACTTATTACGGCGGCAAGGCGATTCCTGCTTGGGTGAAAGCAAAGAACTGGATTGTCCGCGAGGTCAGCGGTGACAGAGCGGTTATCGACAAGTCTGTGGACGGGAAGAACGCGATTTGCAGTCCTATCAACACGAAGTTCTTGAGTGTCGTTTCTGCCGCTTCTACGCCCTCTCAGAGCGCGTGGACACCGCAGGTAGGTGATTATGTCTCGTTCACTGGAAAAACTCACTACGCAAGCTCTAACGGCGATAGAGCGGTGTCCTGTAAGGGCGGCAAGGCGAAAATCACGCAAATCTATGCAAAGGGCAAGCACCCTTATCATCTTGTCCATGTCGATGGAGAGTCTACGGTCTACGGTTGGGTTGACCGCAATACTTTCACCAAAGTGTAAAGGAGGTTGACGGTATGCGGAGGGTAAAGAAAAAGCCACCGAAAGAATTTTCAAAGAAAATCCTCATCGTGGCGGGAATTATCAATGCGGTCGTTATCGTCTTTACGATGGTAATGATTTGGCGTACTCTCGACCTTTCGCCGCTTGCCTACCTTATACCGTCAGTAGCCGCCGAAGTTGCCACGGGTACGGGATTCTATTATTCAAAAGCAAAGGTCGAGAACCGAATAAAACTGATGAGACAAAACAAAGTCACACCAAACGAAACACATTTTTCTGAAAATTACTGAGGAGGTATCACCATGACTGACATTACCAATGTTGTTTCCGCTGTTATCACCCTGCTCGTAGCAGTCATTACCACTTTCCTTATCCCTTATCTGAAAGAGAAAGTGGACGCTGAGAAGTTCGAGAAAATCAAGGCGTGGACGAAAGTTGCGGTCGAAGCCGCAGAAATGATTTACAACGGCGCGGGTCGCGGCGCGGAGAAGAAAGCCTATGTACTGGAATACTTGAACAGCAAGGGTTATAAGCTCGACTCCGACACCATTGACAAGCTGATTGAGTCCGCTGTCCTTGAACTGAAAAAGAGCTGA